CGGGTTTTCTCTCAACACCACCAGCAGCAACAACAGCGCTAACCGCGGATCGGACCTATATAAACCCCCCTCTGGGCTTTCCCGCACTTCTGTGCCGCACTGCCCCCCCGCTTCTGACTTCTGATGTTTTCTTTCTCCGGCGGACCGCCCGTTACTGTCCACACCCCACTTCTGCTGCTTGTTTTGTATGCTGTTTTCACCTCCCCCTCTCTCCAAGGGGCTTGTTCCTTTTTCCGCCCAAGCCACCTCATTCCCCTTGCATTAAATGGGGTGACTTGCTTTCTCGCCCTCCTCCTGATTCCGTTGGTCTACCCCCTGCTTCTCATTATCGCCCTGTTTGTCTCCCCTTGTTACGTTCTCATTGGCCTTCTCGCCGGTCTCCGCCCCACCCGTTGGTTCGCTCGCCGCGATTCGCTTTTGAACGCCCCTGGCTTTTGTTACTTGCGGCTTTTCCCAGCCCGCCGTTACGAACGCCTGTCCTTCGATTTGAGCCACCCTTTCTTCCTTGGTTCAGCTCGTCCCCGCTATCTCCCTGTTCGCATGCGTGCCCTTTCTCGATACGGCCGCTTCCCGACCTTCGCACGTGGGGCATTACCTTACCATGGGAGTTACAAATCTGGGTCCGGCCACCATGTTAGTTGGGTTTCGAGCGTACTTTTTGGTTCCAAAATCCCTTCACCAGCGGGTCGTTACGGCTCTTTGTCTGATCTACTCAGTACCCCGCTCGGTGCCACTGCACTATCGCCAGAGCTGCGATCTTACTTGAGCACGTCGCGGCGCGTTTTCTCTTCTTCAGTCCGAATACCCTCTCATCTCTCTTCTTTTGCTGCTGAGGCGGGCCTTCTGTCCAATCCCCACGCCCCCGTTCATGGCCACCCTTTCCATAAGGCCCTTGAAGAGAAACTCCACAGCTTGCTTCACGCTGTGGTCCATGGTAAGGCCTACACCCTCCTTAGTCGCAAAGATTCCCCGGCCCCTTTAGCCCGTGAGGCGACCCACGTGGCCAACAATATACTAACCGGTCAGGACCTCACGCGCTACCCCAACGGTGTTTTCTCCGCTCCAATTGTGCCCACTCCCCTTGCTGTGTTGTCTGACACCCTCCAGATGCTCACTCCTGCTGACATAGACGCTTTGTTTCTGCGTTCTCCGGATCTCAGACACCTCTTTTGCTCAGCGGTGATTGCCCCTGAACCTCTCTCAAACTCCCCGAACTTTCATCCCGAGATTTATTCTCTCGTCCGTTCTTCCTCCCCGCCTGGTTACCAGTATTTTCTTGAGGGCACATCTTCCTCTTATTTCCAGCCTGATTCTGCACTCACCTGGCTCCGGACCAATATCATCCACGGCCGCGACTGTGACTACTCGGTCACTGTTTTGGAGACGTTCTTTGCACACCACATCATAATGGTGTCTCGTGAAGGTTTCCTCCCCCAACCCCTCCGTTCCTTTTCAACCGGAAATTGGGTGACAATCCCGGCCCTTTATTTGCCCGGTGTTTCCGTTGGCTTTCGGCGTGCCCGCCAATCCTTGGTGGAGTCTCTCGTCTCTTTCTCCGACCGTTACCCCGGTTCTGACCTGCGCGATTACCACGCCAAAGCTGCTCAGGCCGGTGTAGTCTCGGCCACTTCGCATAGTTACCAGGAAAAGCGTGCAGCAGCCGTCCTTGCCCACCGTCTCCGTGTGGGTCGGGACATTTCTCCGACTTTTTTTGGTTTCTTCTGGCACGTTTCCTCTTCAATCCTCCTCTTCTTTTATTCACCCCTGTCTTTTTTCCGCTCTCTTACCAGCGCTGCTTCGTCCTTTGACTGCTCAGTGGACCCACCGCTCACTATCACTTGTACTGAAATTTCTGCCTTAGCCACCCCCCGCTCCACGTGGACTAGTTCCACCTATCTCAACCCTGTTCGTCTTTTCGACCACCGACACCTCACCCTGTTGGGCACTTGGGCCCTTTTTAATTTTTGTGTTTTTTCTTGGCTCGTCGCTAAGTCTCTTTCTGTGCATTTGGCTGAGCGTTTTGTCACCGTTGAACGGTTTTCTGACACCGTGTTCCTCCTCCGTGACCTTTGGGTCTCGGTCGAGGCCACTCCTAAGCGTTTCGTCATTCTTCTTCTCTTCATTTGGTTCAACTACATTGGTATTTTTGTTGTCCGTCTCAACCTTTGGCGCCCCCTCAAGCACGCTCTTTTGGTTTGGTGGCACCGTTTTTGGCTCTTTTTAGGTTTCCCTGTTGGCGCTGACTTCTCTTACACCCACCTAGTCGCCATTATGTTTGGTGTTGGCGGGTGTTCCCTCACCAGGGTTCCCGGCTACCACCCTCTCCTCCAACTTTTTTTTTCTTGGTACGGTTTGGCTTCAACTTTTCCGGGCTACTCTTCCTCCTTCTACTGGCGAGCTGGCAACATCTTGCACACCGTTTACCAGCTCGCCGATTTTTCTAACTGGTTCCTCCCACTCTGGACCCATTTGGCCTTTTACACTTGTCTTTTCCACATCCTCTTCTCCGTCTTGTTTCGGCTATTGCTCCTTTCCCCCATCTTCGTCCGTTTCTTACGCGGTCCTTGGTGGTCACCCCTCTCCTTCCCTTGGCGCCCCTCGGGCCCACTCGCTGATCTTGCTGTTTCTGCCGTTTTTGGTCCTTACCTCTTCCTTTTCCATTGCTTGGGTTATTTTATTTGCCTGCTCATTTGGTCTTTATTTCGTGCCAATCGCTGGCTTATGGGCTCTTTCTTTTCGCCCGTTTCATTGCCTCTCTTACTCCCCTTGCATCAACCCGGCAGTGTCCCCTTGCGAGGTTACGGCACATTCATTCCGCCTCCGATTGTTAACGCTAATCTTGTGCAGCAGCAGCAGCCTGTTCTCCCGGGTGTTGTCGTTCCCCCGAATGTCACTCCCGACACACTTGCTGACCACAGCGGTTACGTTGTCCGGCAGCCTCTCTTACACGCGGGTTTCCGTCCTGGCTCCCCCCAGCACCCTTACACTCCTTGGATGCTCAACCTTGATGACTTGACCTTTGCTCAGAAGGTTGTGGCCCTCGTCAACGTCCGCGCTCCCGCCAATCAGTTGGACCAGCGATTCTCTTGTTTTTGGCTTTCCCTTTCGGCCTGCATGGGTGTTTCTGCCGAGCGTTTGATGTACAGTTACCTGTCAACCTTGTTCTCCGATGACATCTCGGATTTCAACTACCTCGGGCTCGTCACACCTGAACAGATGACGTTGGCCTGCCGGCACTTTGGCGTGGGTCTTCAAACCATGCCTCAGGCGGCTTTCGGTCCCGTTCCTGCTCAGCTGATCACACCCATCGCTGCTTCTGACGGACACCCAACCTTGATTGTTGCCGTCTCAACCGTTGCTGGTCCCGCCGGTCGTGATGTCTTTCATGTTCACCAAGTTGCCAACCCTGCCGCTCCTGCTGTTCCCCTAGTCGCTGCTCCCGTCAACGCTCAACCCCTCCCTCCTGTTGTTGGTTTCACTCCCACTCATGTGCCTAGCTCTGTGTTCCATTCTTTACTCCGCGCTGTGCCCCCCTCTTTCTCTCGTTCTTTGGCCCCTTTCCTCCGCACCGGGACGTACTCCCCTGAAAGTTTACACTATCATAATGCTTTACAGCTCCCACTTCCTGCGGTCCCTCGCAATCAACACATTCCTTTGCCCCGGTTCACCTTGACCTCCCACACTTTCACTTACACGTCCGAGGTAGCTGCTGCTGATGCTCTCTCTGCCGATTTGCGTGACAACCCTTCGTTGTGGCTGGTTCGGGATAGTGACTCCAATCTGCCATCTGCCATCCGTGCGTGTGTTCTTCACACCCCCCCGCGCTCTGTCAGAATGACAACTTTCTTTGGCGTTCCTGGCTGCGGCAAGACTTTTTCCGCTTCCGCCTTTGTTCGCTCGTTCACTGACGTCTGCTGGGCTTACCCCTCTGAGATCGTCGCTGGTCAAGCCGTCACTTCAGGCAGCCGTCCCCTTCCCCCCGGTGCTTTACGTAGCGCTTACCTTGAAGGCTTTGAAGTTTACCGGAAGAACGTGGGCACCACTTTGGTCATTGATGATGTTTCACGGTTCCTCCCTGGTACTCTCGATCTGCTGATTGCCGCCAATCCTCAACTTGAACACATCGTTCTCACAGGCGATCCCGCACAAAGCGGTGCTGTCTTCCCCATCCCTACCAGCAAGTCCCGAACGCTGGACTCTTTGACCTCCCGGCTTATGGCTTTGCACCCGTCAATACCTTACGCCACAGTCACTCGACGTTTACCTATCGGATGCGCCGCGCTGCTGGGCATTGAAACGCTCTCCACTCGGCAAGGTCACTATATGTTCACATCGCGTCCACCCGATGGTGTTCCCTTGTTCGTCACTTCTCCCAGGTTCGCTGAAACCAAAACTCTCGGCGGGACGCTCAGCTTTGTTCTTGCCTCTTCCCAAGGTTTGGACATAGCCGGTAGCACTTGCCTGGATCTTGGTGGGATGTCTGACACGATTGGTAATGCACCTGCCATCGTTGGCCTCACACGTGGTCAGGGTGATTGTTTCCTAAATTTCCCTCAGTCATCCCCTTCCCCTCGTGCTGGAATCTGGGGCTCATCAACCGTGCTCTCTTCCATGATCGCTCTTTCTGCTCGATCACAGCGCTCTCTGTTGTTGGCTCGTGATGATACTGCAGCGATTGTTGCTCACTCTTTTGCTGAGCATGTTCGTCAGTCCGTTCCCTCTCTCCGTGCTGGTGCCCCCCCAGCACCCCTTGTAGGCTGCTGCTCCCCCCCGGCGAAAATTTCTGTGCCTCCTCCCGTCTCTCCTGTTTCTGCCGAAGCTCTTGTTGACAGCTTGTCCGCCCCCGTCCCCCCTTCAACTCCTCTCGTTGGGGCTTTGACTGACAAGTTGCCTTCTCTTTCACGTGGTGCTCCGTTTTCTTCTGCTTCTGCCATGGGTGTTCTTGGTTTCTGGTTCCCCGTCACTGGCCGTCTCCCCCGCCCCGTGGATACCCCTTCCGAACCCCGGCTCCCTCCTCCCGTTCCTGAGTTCCCTTCCGATCCTGCCTTGCACTTTTCCCAACCTCAAGCTCCTGATCGTTTGGATCGTGAGCGCGGCTACCATGGTTCCCTCAGCGTCCAGTTTCCTGAAGCGCGTCACCCTGGCGCTATGCATCACACCCGTGGTGACCAGGTCACTGAGCACATGTCCTACGACAAGAGACTAAAGCTCGCCACCCGTGATATGAATTACGCCGACATTCAATCTCCTGCCAAGCGCAAACGTGCCAATTTTGCTCAACTCAAGCACGGTTTCCTCCAGGTTTTCCCCGCTTTTGCTAAACGCCGCGATTTCGGTCCTCTTTTCGAGCAGAGCGCTGAGAACGCCCTCTCTTCCTGGGCCTCAAAGCGCACCTTGTCTGACATCAAGCGCTCGCTGCTCAAAGAGGTGCCTGACACCCCTGCTGATTTCACTTCTGTTTTCATGAAGTCTCAAGTGATCCGGAAGTCTGAGAAGTGGTTTACTCCTGAAGCCAAGCCTGGTCAGGCTGTGACTGTCTTCCCTGCCTGGAAGACTTTTCGAGATAACTCCTTCGCTGCCGCGTTGGAGCAAGTCGTTTTGGCCGAATGCCCTGATCATGTGTACTTGCATCTTCGGCGTTCAACTGAGGACCTTGCTTCCTGGGTCGGCAATCACATGCGTACCACCGAGTCCTTCACGGAGACTGATTACACCAGCTGGGACTCTAGTGTTGACGGTCCCTTTATCAAGTTTGACTGTTGGCTACTTCATCAAATGGGTGCCCCAGCGGAATACATCGCCGCTTATCAAGAAGAAGCCTGTTCCACGCGCTTCTTCCGTGGCAACCTTCGCCTCATGCAACACTCTGGGAACCGTTACACGTTTCTCCTGAACACTCTTCGGGTTTTAGCTCTCACCCATGCGACTTACCACCGGATCAAGTATACCCCCCAAGCCTATGGTGGTGATGACAGTCTGTTGGCCGGGACCCCCGCCGTTTCTCCCAGCTTTCGTCCTGGCAGCTGGCTCTGCAGCCCTAAGGTCAATCACACATCCACGGGGCATCTCTTTGGTCACTTGATCTCCTTCGGTCAGCTTTCCTATGATTACCAGTACATGGCCAATCGTCTTGAGGTCGCAATCGTTGAGCGTCCTTATGACGTTGATTTTTTCCGCAGTTTCGTTGATCAGATGGTGGCACTCCCTTACGTCTCTGACCCTCAATACTCTCGAGTTTTTGACATGCTCCACTCTCATGTCTGTTCGCACAATCTTCGCGTAACCGGTCTCACGCCGCCTCGTGATTTCCAGCTCTCTTTCACTCCACATTCTGTTTTTTCGAACGGTGTCTTTCCCCTTTCCCGCCGGCCTCGTCGTTTTGTTACGGAGTGAGTTATCTTGACACCTCTGGGTCCCTGCCATGCTTGTAGATAAACTGAGGTCTTTGCACTAACGTTGAAGTTTTGGTCCAGTTGCGACGACGGATTTCTTGTTCCATTTCTCTTCTATTCTTTGCGTTCCTTTGCACTCCTCTCTTCTGCTCCCTTCCTGACCGTTCTTAGTGTCCCTACCGGCGGCACTTCGCATTACACTCTGTTTTCTTTTTCCCAATCTTCCGTCTTAACCCGGTATAGACGCTAAACTGCCGTAAACCCGTCTTAACCCGGTATAGACGTTAAACTGCCGCATCCAAAAGCCTCACCTCGGCATTAAATTGGCCCCGCGATACCTCAGGCGCGTAATGACCTTTGGCTCGGGCTTGGTAACCCCCGCATATACCCCTTTCACGGAAGTGTAGGCTCGTTTTCACGCCTACAAGTCCCAAAAACCACCTGCGTCGCTCTTTATGCGTGGGCACCGTGTGTGTTCAGAACCCCTGAGCAATGGTTAGTCGTAGCTGGTATGACCGGCACGGCAAGACCGTCCAAATGAGGCCTCCGTTGTGGGAAACCCTTTCGGGTTGATAGGCTCGTGATCTATCCAACGCATGGTCTGGCGCCAGTATGCTTCGCGCTGGTGACC